GACGTAGGCTGGTTAGCCACTTTAGGTATTGACATCCGAGGAAAAATAATCGACACTTTGATCGCCGCACCACTGGTAGATGAGAATAGGTTTCGTTTCGATCTAAATTCATTAGGAAAGGACTATCTACAGGAATCGAAATCGGAAACCCAACTCTACGAGGCGGCAAAAATGTGGGGCATCGATCCAAAATCGGAATTGTGGAAGCTTCCCGCCTCACACGTAGGCGAATACGCAGAACAGGACGCAGCTGTAACGCTACGCCTATGGCATCATCTTAAAAAAGAAATCATATCACAGAACTTATTAAATATTTTTGAACTAGAGATAGACCTCTTTCCTGTTCTATTCAAGATGAAACAAGAAGGAGTACGGGTCGATCTTGACAAAGCGGAAAGAATAAAAAATGATTTACTATCTAAAGAGAATAAGATTATGGCTTCAATTAAGAAGCTCACAGGTCAGAATGTGGAGATATGGGCTGCAGCATCAGTTGCTCAGGCTTTTCAAACCCAGAACATCCCTTACGACACCACTCCAACAGGCAAGCCAAAGTTCGATAAAAACTTTCTGGCAAGTCATGAAAGCCCCCTGGCGAAGATGGTCGTGGAGGCGAGGGAGATTAACAAGGCGAGAACAACTTTCATCGAAAGCATCCTCAAGTTTTCACACCGAGGACGAATTCATTCAGACATACACCAAATGAGATCGGATCAGGGTGGTACTGTCACAGGACGGTTTTCCTACTCGAATCCGAATTTACAGCAGATTCCCGCTCGCAACGCCATACTTGGTCCATTAATTCGTTCCATTTTTGTACCAGAAAAGGGGTGCGAGTGGGGGATCTTTGACTACTCGCAACAGGAACCACGGCTCGTGGTCCACTATGCTTCCTTGCAAGAATTCACAGGAGCATCAAAATTTCTAGACACTTATGAAGAAGATGACACCACTGATTTTCATCAACTTGTAGCGGACATTGCCAATATACCCCGCAAGCAGGCTAAATCAATTAATTTAGGACTGTTTTATGGTATGGGAAAAGGGAAACTTATGTCACAATTAGGCCTTAATTTAGAAGACGCTGAAGAAATACTAGCCACGTACCACGGCAAAGTTCCTTTTGTTAAGCAGCTTATGAAAGACACAATGTATAAGGCTGGAAAAAAAGGATACTTACGCACACTTCTGGGAAGACGATGCAGATTTGATTTATGGGAACCTGTCAATGAATGGGGCCAGAAAGCCTTACCTTTGAAAGAAGCGAAAGACGAATATGGCGAACATATGATTAAACGCGCCTGGACTTATAAAGCTCTCAATAGACTGATTCAAGGATCAGCTGCGGATCAAACAAAGAAAGCTATGCTGGAGCTTTCCAAAGAGGGATACGTAGCACACATCCAGGTCCACGATGAATTGGATTTTTCCATCAAGAATAAAAAAGACCAGGAAAGAATAAAAGAGATTATGGAAACTTGCGTTGAGTTGGCTGTCCCAAGCAGAGTGGACATAGAAACAGGAAAGAGCTGGGGCGATGCCGGAACGTAAGAAAAATCCTGTGGCTAAAGAAGTTCGCACTCCTAAATACAAACAACGTATTGTGAAAGATAAAACTTTATATGACCGGAAAAAGACATCTATGAATGAAATTTTAGAAGTATGTTCCTGTAAAATTGGGAGAGCCTGCCCCTGTGAAAAAATAAAAAATAAATAATGAGCTACTTGAAAGCAAAGAAAGTTGACTATCCTTCCATCCATAAGATAGTTTCTCTCCAAGAACTAAGAGGAGTAGCCTGGTTTGATTTAATTAGATGTTTAATATCTGATGAACCTATTGTAACCAAGACTCCTCTGTCTAGATCAATCCGAGAGTTAAGCTTAGATATACAAAAGAACGGTCTTACACACCCTATTCTCATCTTAAATGATGAAGTTGTCTATGGAATGCAGCGCTCGGTCATCGCCAAGCACCTGCACTTTACTCACATCTCCTGCTACCACTGCCAGGACAAGAAACAACTGGAGAAAATTCATAAGGAGCAAAATGACTAGTATAGAACATTTAAAGCTACTGTTGCCGTACTACGTTAAGGAATACCATAACATTATTTCCCCTGATCTAGCTGAAGAAATCATAAAGCAACCTGATTTAAAATTCTTTCCCGCGACTGCGGGAGGGGGTAAGAGCAGTGAAGCTCGGCGTTGTTATGTTAAGCCTCTTGAATCACAGTTTAAGGAAAAGATTTCCTCTATTTTTAGTGATATCTTTAAATCATATATTCAGGAATTTAAATTCTTTGACAGCTTAAAAATGGAGAACAGTGGATTTGATCATCTTCTATACAAAGGCGATGAGTCTCATGAATACAAGGAGCATGTTGACCATTCACAATTCAACAAGCCGCGAATTCTAACTTGTTCATTACTTCTTAATGATGACTATGAAGGAGGAAACTTTAGTTTCTTCGGAGGAGAACATGTGATCTCCAGACTGGCCCACAGTGCCATCGTGTTTCCGAGCAATCCGTGCTTTCCTCATTCAATCACTCCCATTTATCAAGGGGATCGCCATTCCATCATCACTTGGATTCAGTGATGAAAGCGATCCTGTTCAACGACACGTCTGATTTTCATTCCGGTTGCAACGCCGCGATGGAGTATCTCCACCAAGAGATAAAGACACACGGTCTGTTGCTGGAGTCAGTCAAGTGCGCGGAGTTTCCTGAATATGATTCCCGCATCCTAAAGGTCGCGGACGCCGTCATCATCAACGGTGAGGGAACGATGCATCACGACGCCCCTCTTGCCAAATGGTACCTTGATCTCATCTCCAAGGCTTACTTCCTCAAGAAAAAAATATTCCTGATCAACACGGTCTGGCAGGAGATGACCCTCTCCAAGACATTGAAAAAAATTCTTCAAGAGTCCTATGTCTCGGTGCGAGACATTAAATCGCAGTCCGAGCTCAACAGGCACAACATCAACGCCCATCTGCACCTGGACCTTTCTTACCATTACCCCACTTTCATCGTCCCGCCGAAAAAAAGAAGCGGTCTTGTCGTGGGAACATTCTCCAATCCTGTCGACAACCGGCAAGAGAACACGCCTTCCGTCAATATTTTCAAAGAAAGTTGGGGAGAGATTGTGGATAAACTGTCCAAGGCTCAGTTTTTCATTACCAGCAGGCATCATGAAATGTACGCGGCTTGCGTGGCTCGATGCCCCTTCTACGTCTTCAAAGGAAACTCCTGGAAGAATGAGGGATTGCTGGACACCGCCGCTTGTCACCTGGCCATCGGCCCGCGGATGCCTTTTCCCTACGATGAGGAAGATCAAACTGTATTGGAGTTTATGAAAGGATGGTACGAGGCGAGTAGCTTTTCCAAGCAAGTGGAGGAAATAAAGAAGGCTCTGCCTTATTATGATCAGCTCTTTGATTGGCTGGATAAACAGAAACCTTTTTCTTTTGCGGGGAAGTAGCAAGTCTCTCCAAGTCCCTTTTTGTCATGTCCGCTAATATTTCAATCCCTGTTTTCATATTTTTACAGTATTTACAGCTTAACAAGAAAGCAATAAAAATGTAAAGCATGCAATGTAAAGCGTGTTATACTTGTGTGGCAAAAGGTGTAAATTTGTAAAGTATGAATATTATTTCAGGATTTTGTGCGACATTGCTGTTGCTGTGCCAGACTGTTGTCAGTAATTTTGACTTTGAATATGACAATCAGGATGAATTTGTTAAAGGCATTATTAACTGCACGCAGGCATTTAACGCGGTCATTCCACCGCAACAGCGTGTGGTGGTTGTCATTAGCATGGCGCAAGCTGCATTGGAATCCGATTGGGGTAAGTCACGCTTTGCTGAACTGGGCAATAACTTCTATGGTGTTGTTGAAACAAATCTCGAAAAGCCTCACATAACGGCCCTTGGCGATCCGACCATTCATCTCAGATCCTATGGACGAAAATGCGAAAGCGTGGCGGATTACATCACATTGCTTAATCAACATGCTCTTTTTGAAGAGCTTCGAGAGATACGGCTAAAGCAGTTCATTGCGGGGGAAATGGACATTGACGCTCGGGTCGACGCCCTCCGCACATACGCCATTGATCCGTTCTACGCCTATAAAATCAAGGACACCATTACATACTTGTATAGGACTTATCCCACTATTTTTCACTTGACAACGCCAGCTTAGTCATATAGATTCCCATTTAAATAGCTACTATGCATAGTAGCAGAGTATGGCTGAACAACAATCACAAAGTTGTAAGGCACATTTTCTGGAAAGTATGGCCATATGGCTGAGAGTCCAGAGGGTGGTACTGAAGTAGCGTAAACAATCTATGGTTGATTTGTCGCGAAAAGGTTGGGGGTAGTCAAAGACTCCCCCTGCTCACTTAATAAAAAAGGAGAAAGTATGGGTACTTTAATGGGACGGAGAAAAAAGCAAACAGAAGAAATTTTAAGACCTGTAACAAGGTTAAAAAATCAAGGAAAAAACCGTTTAGCTAAAGCATTAAAGAAACCGTTAAAAAGGAGAAAGAAATGATTCTGAAGAAAGATTTTGAGAGCACCTTCAAGGAAGGTTTCAGGCTCGGCCAGCGTATGGTGCGGGCTAAAATCTTATATGCGCAAGCGGCTGACGCAAGGCAACTCGGAGACACGCAAATGTCTGAGTTCTATGTAGGAGCTGCTAAGCAGTGGAGTGATCTCGCTCACAATGCTGGAAGGAAATTTTGCCCAGAGGTGGCATTAGAGCCTGAGCAACCCGTATTGGATTTCGGGGATCCGGAAAGATTAATCGACAACGAACCCGATAAAAACGAGTTCGACGTCAGAAAGGCAGGATGAATTGAATACTCAAAAATTTAAATCGGTGGCTGTCCGCATTGAGACGTACAAGGTACTTAAGAAACTGGCCAATAAAGACAACCGCTCCGCTGGAATGCAAATTACGCATCTGGTGGAAAAAGAAGACAAGAGGCAGAAGAGGAGAGCCGCATGAGCGCGGGAAAAATCTCCTGGATGATTGATGAAAAGGACTGGATGACCATCATTAAAATTGACGGGATCGCGTTCCCCGAACCAGCGAACGGGGAGGACGTCGCCAAGTCGCGCTTCAAGCACATGCAGAAGTACAAGATAGGAACGAAGATTTCATTGGAGCAGTTTTGTAACAACGAGGATTACAATTCCCTCATGTGGACCATTGTTCCCTCGAACCAAGATTTCATCGTCAATGTATGAATAAGAAAATATGTCCCAACTGCGGCGGTAATGGATTCACGAAGCATTCCTGGGAATCCGTGGAACAGGTGGTGCAGTGCAAGGCCTGTCATTCAGAGGGGGAGATCCCTGAAGACAAGTTCGTGCATCAGACATACACGCAAAAGGACAGGAAGGGAAAGGAGTCGACAACCAACTATGTCGGCCCGCTGCTCGACGCCGAGCTTTTCACTGACCTGGTGATCGTCGTATGAGAGCGCATTGGACCCAGGAGCAGACGGAGGATCTGAAACATATGATGAGCAAGGGACTCGCCGCCAGGGAGATCGCCGAACAAATGGCCATCTCCAAGAACGCGGTGGTTGGAAAAATGCACAGGCTTCGCATCAAGAACGGACACGCTCCCCAGACCCGGAAGAACAACATGACGCGAACCTACAAGGGACCCATTATTGGGACAAGACCCTGCAACCTCTGCTCCAAGAAATTCAATATGCACGGACGCTTTGACAGGTTCTGCGATCCCTGCAAGCGCGGAGGCCTGTACGGTTGATTTTTATGAAAAATGAACTATATTACATAAAGGGACGCCATAACGGGTCCCATCAATCTTGCTTTAGAAAAGGAGATTATCATGAATAAAGCATTATCAATTTTAAACCAGCTGCGGCCAGTCACCATAGGGTTTGACAGCATGTTCGACCAGTTTGAGAGCATGTTTGAAGGCAACTATTTCAACAATACGCCGAGCACTACCTATCCACCCTACAACATCGTCAAGAAGACGGACGAGCTCTATGACATTGAGATCGCGATTGCGGGGTACGGAAAGAAGGACATTGCCGTGGATTACGCACAGAACGTGCTGACCATCAAGTGCGTGAAAAAGGACAAGTCCGAAACGGAACATATCCTTCACAGGGGTATTTCCCAGCGTTATTTCACAAAATCCTTCACCATCAACGATGACGTGGAGGTCAAAGGTGCCGAACTAAAGGACGGATTATTAAAGGTTTCCTTGGAAAAAATACTTCCCGAGGGAAAAAAGCCCAGAACTATTGAAATAAAATAGGATTTAGGCTATACTCGCGAGCGCATAGTAAACGACCGTCCCTGTTCAGATGAAGAATCTTACGGGGGGCGGTCTTAAAAGGAGGCGCTTATGAGAAGCGAAAAGGAGATTCTTGCCCAGCGGCAATTGCTGGACACGATGCTCGCGTCGCGGATCTCGGACCGTGAACGAGAACAAACTCTTAAACTAATGGATACCGTATATTTCAGTAAAAATTTGCCTGACAACGTCATTCCATTTCCATTGCATAAGGTGAGAAGATTAAATGTCACTATCCCTGCCAAACAGCCCGGTAAGAAAAATATTTAGCTGCACCAAGTGTGGCACCATATCCATCAGATTTTACAACCCCAACTACGACCGCGCCTATACTAAAAGCGAGTGGGAAAGAATAATCATAGAAGGTAGGGCGGCTTTGGATAGAATATTACAGAATGTAAGGGAAAATCCCGTATTCTTTTCATAAAGGGGCTTTCCTATAGCTGTTTTTACTGAAAGAAAAATATTTTTTTATTTTTTATCAGAAATAGAGGTATCTGAGGTATCCAGGTGTCATCCCTTATCAGCTACCAAAAAAAGGTTACTTCTAGTAATTATTAGAGGTATCCAAAAGTATCCTTTATAGCAAACCCATGACAGAAAGCTTGAGTTTTTGCATTTAATGCAAATGTCTGGTAAAAAACACCTATATAAATAGGCCTTTATGGAACAACAGAAACAAACAGAAACAAAAGAAGTAACCATTCCCTCTGGGTTGTCGGATTCTTTGTTTGATCCCAAGATTACAGGGAAACAAAGAAAATTTATTATATTATTAGTCCATTCTGAGGGGTTAAAAACTGCCATGCATTGTGCCATTGAGGCTGGATACGCAAAAGGATCCGCCGTGGTTCGTGCATCGGAGCTACAGAATCCTTTGAAGTTTCCATTGGTTGCAAAAGCGATTGAATCTGAGAGAAGGGCCATTGTTGAACGGTACAAGTGCACGCAGGAAAGGTCACTTTCTACATTGGCAAGAATCAGGGATCAGGCCAGTACGTCAGGGAACTGGAATGCAGCGGTGACGGCGGAGACTCGGCGGGGTCAGATCGCAGGGTTG